GACCGTGTCCTCGTCCCAGTTGACAACATAAACAGAGGTTAATGCTGCTCCAGCACCTGCAGTTACAACATATCTGCCAAGTGAAGCAAGACGTGGCGCAATGCCATGTGGTTGTTTAGGTGTTACTTTATTGTTTGAGTAAAGAAATGCTGAACATAGAGATTGAGCTAATCCCTCAATAAAGGCTTTAGCCTCAGTCATCCGTGCTTGCTTGGGATTAGGCATATTATTGATGAACTCAATATCATAGGAAGCAAATGTCTCGCAGATGCCGATTACATCCAATACTTCGTCAACCTGCGATTTTTCGCTTGCTACATACTGATTTAATCCTCTCCATGTGCCTGCTGGTAGATTTGCCCTTCGTGTGGTTTTATGGCTCCACAAGTCATTAGAAGGGAAAAATGGTATATCCAGCAACATACTTATTGCTTTAGCCATGATTTCAGCAATACTTGATTGCTTACCATCAGGGTCTATTCGTTTAGCTTGCTCAAGCAGAGTATAATCTGCTGCTAATGTTGCCATATTCTTATCTCCTTATTGTTATTTTGCCATTGATGGGAACATCTTATCCAAGACATCGCCACCACCTGCGCCAGAAGGAGAGCCTTTAATAAATTTGTCATCTCCAATAAGGTCAAATGTTTTACTGAAAAACCATACCATTACAGGGTCATCACCAAAACCATTCTGTTCAACCCATGTCTTGATTCCCTCCTTCCCGCCAAATTCCTTTGGCGCATCAGAGTTTTCAAGAAATTTGTAGAATGACCGAACGGCTTTCTCGGTGTTTTCCTTGTATGAATTGCCCTTCCAGATGGTTTTGAGAGTGTCGGTTGCTTTATCTCTGTTATCTTTGATACCTTTCATAACGTCGTTATGAATATTTATCATGTACTCACTGTGCATCTTAGCAAGTTCTGTAACCTGCTTTGGTGTAAAGTTGTTTTTGTGAGCGATTTCTTTAAATTTGCTCTCAAGAAGCTCATCAATAACCATACCTTCAGGTAACGTTTCCGGTCTTTCAATTTTGTAACCATCTGCCTTTTCTGGCACTCCAATTGATTTTCTATACTCACTTACTTCCTCTGGTGTTGGCTTCTCTCCCAATGGCTTGATATAGCTTTTCGTCTTTCCATCAAGCTCAAGAAACTTACTCCCTAAATCTCCAATTGTTTTGAATTGAGACAAGGTTTCATTTTCTTTGTAACTATCAGGAAGCTGAGCTAACCATGCTGGTCGTTCCGCACTTTTATCACCATCTTCTTGACTCCCATCATTTCCATTCAGGTCGTCCAATTCTTCTCCCATTTGTTTTTCTCCCTTAAAATAAAAAACCCCTTAACTCGTCTCCGACACCACGTAGGAGATAAATTAAGTGGTAGTTTAAAATTGACATATTCTTAATCCTTTGCTTTGCCTCTGTTTATATATAAATCAATTTATGTTATTTGTCAATCAATTTTATCTTCTTGCTCCACAGTTAACGGTAACTTCAGCAAGGCATCAAGTATTGCATCTGTAACCATTTCTGCAGTCATATTGCTATAATTAAAAACTCCAAGACGTTCAATAATAATTTTAAAATAGTTATTCCTGCTGATTGCATCAACATCATCAGCAGATATACTGCTATCAAAAAAATGGCATTCGGCAGCCATCTGCCTAAAAACCATCTTACCCGATGGAGAGCTAAAAATATTCCTCCATGCTATACGTTCATCAAGAATAAGTTTTCGTTTTTTTTTGTCAGACAATAGGTTGTTCATTTACTCCCGACCCTGCCTCTGCCAAAAGGGTTTTAATTTGCTCAATTCCGCCAGCATTTTTTACAGCTTGTGAAAGTTTCTTCATTATATCGCTTGTTATATCGGCATCTACCTTTTGTTTATCAGCTGTCTGCTGTGCCTGTCGTGCCTGTTTCATCGAGGCAATAACTTCTGGTGAATTTAATGCTGTCTGCGGAAAACCATTAGAAATCAGAAGCTGTTTTAATGCTTCAGACCAATTAACTTCATCTGCTGTCTCAGGGAATGCTGTAATTATAGGCAATGCCAGGTCAAGCCCAAGTCGTATCCCTTGTGTTTCAAAGAGTCTGCGTTGCGCCTGAGCAAGAGGGCCCATATAGACAATATCAATATTACTGCCACCATATTGAGCTAAAATATCTGGAAGTGGCGGTGTCCTACCTGCTTCATTTTCAAGATAAATGACATAATCGAATATTTTATCTGTTACTGTTGTTAAGTTCCCGATACTTGCTGATAACACAGAGGCTTTTTCCCCCGTACGTTCTATAATTTCTCGTGCAGTCATTTCTCGTTCAGCACGTTGGAGCATCAGGAAAAAATCCACATGGAAATGCTTTTCTATAATTTCTCGTTTTTCTTTTTCTCTATCTAGTCCCACTGGAAAATTTATTCCTGTATTGATTGGACTGATTATTCTGTTATAATCGCCTCCATAGTAATTCTTTCCAAATGGAGACAATCTTTCTTTCCCTTTCATCTCAGTTGGTATATTTAGTGGCGGTCTGACTGCCATCTGTGCCGCACGAAGCAAGTCTTTGGCAATAGCATTTAAACTCTTAATTTCTGGCAATGCAAATGCAGCAGGAGACCGACCATAGACTTCATCCCCTGATTTAGAATAACGAGTTACCATATACGGGAAAACATTATATCCACCTTCATATAATATTTTGTTTGAGTTAAATTCGAGCCATATTGAGGCATATTTTTTGTTTATTGAACTAAGTTTATTATCATTAAAATCATTTCGCGGGAATACTGCATTCAAGAAATCAAATAATTGATATGGATTGTTTGTTAACGAGTTTTTAATAATTTCAGATAGTTTTTCTTTCCCAAACCTCTGCTCTGCTTGTCGTGCAGTTAGTTTGACTTTCCTAAAAAAAGTGTCAACATTGCCATGTTTATCTTCTGCAATATACCCTTCTCTTGGGTGCAGAGTATTGAAACATAGTTTATTTGAGAATAAATCTTCTTCTATCGTTAATGATGCAGTCCCGATACTAAAAAAATCTTTTAGAAAAATTCTCATCTCGGAATAAAAATTAGAATCCTGTAATGCAGAATAAATTACACTCTGTAAATCCTCGATATACATTCTAACGGAAGGTTCATTCTCGGTGTGCTGTAACTGTCTCGGCAGTCTAAAATTAAACCATTGCGTCGCAGAATTAAACATATACCCATGTGTACCATCGGCTGCTAAGTTCAATGCGTAAATTGCTGTGCCATCGTAAGCTTTATTGCCCTGTGTCTGCCCTTTGTTTTGCGTCCATTGCAAATCTTCTCTTATGGGGCAGACGTAGTCCGCTATTTCTTGCCAGATACCTCTATCCCAGTAATGCCGTTCCGTCTCAAGGAATGAGAATTGTTTCTTTAATTGATTAATTCGTTCTTCTTCAGTCATAATTTCTTCATCTGCTAAATAGATTTTATTTATGAATATAACGATTTTTTGCTTATTGATGGTTCTCCAAGATTTTCCCAGTCAGTAAGTATTGTAGCAGTTCGCCCTGTTCTTTTTTTCTTTACCAATTCATTTAATTTTCGCTGTTTCTCCGCTTCGATTGCTTTTTCTTTAGCCTCTAATGCCGCTAATTGCTTCTTCTGGAGTTCCATTTGCTCTTTTTGAAGCTTATAGGCATGTCTAGCAGAGGACGTAGCGCCAGTACCCCCCCCTTTACATAGAGCAAGTTTACCAAACCATTGGTAACACTCCTTGCGTAGGAGCTTGCCGGTTGTCATACTAAATACAATTTTACGATATATTCTCATAACTAAACTCCTCCATTTCTAGATTTTCTCTAAGTAGTCCTCCTAGAATAAAATCTGTTAGTCTGCCATTAATCAGTTTGTAATCTGGAAGGAATTGAAATCCTGCAAATCCAAGATTTTTCATAAGTCGAAGAACTGCTTTATTTGAAGCTTGTGTAATTGCATAGATAAATTTTAAATCGTGTTTCTTGAAATAATAAGATAAAGAATTTTTTAAGTGCAAAATAGTTTCTTTAGGATGGAGACTATGACGTTTTGTTATAATTGACACTTCTGCAAACCCATCTTCAAAGTTAGTAAGATAACCACAGCCAATTACCTGCCCTCCATTTATTCCGACAAGGACATCGGTTGCCGTGTTGAATAAATGATAATTCAGTTCCGATATTTTGTCAAGTTCTAATTCCTCTATAAAATAATTAGGCTTATTTCTAATAATCTCCCAAAGTGGAGCAATATGAATTTCTTGAAGTGGCTCTATGGCAATCATTTTTTGGTCTCACGGCGAAACGAATATTAAATCATTTGTTAAACTGTTATGCGGAGAGGCTAAATTATTATATGGGGAGGCTAATCTGTTCGGTGTTAAGTTCACACTATCGTTTCTTTGGTTAATATTAGCTTGTGGAGCTTGAAAGAGTGGAATAAAAACTATTCGTTCAGCTACGCAGCCAATATTTAGAAGAATCCCCAATATGATAATAGCTTTACTAAATATAGTTAAACGGCTCATATACAAAATCCTTTTCGATAATAACAGGTTCTTCAATAAATCTTGTCCCCGTAAGGGTGAAGCGATACAAATTTTCCATGAAGTGGTCATCGCCTGATTTGCTGGGTTTCCCATCTTCATCATAAACCCATCTCATTATTTCATGGATATGGCGTTTACAGGTCTCGAAGAAAAACAAACTTGGGATATTATTCATTCCCATAAGAAAGTTCTTTATATTTCTCACACCCGATTCCTTATCTTTGGAGGCGACGAAAAGGGTTATATCTTCTTTTTGTAACAGATTTTTTATAATTGAAAATGAATCTTCGACATCGAAACGGTTTTTCATAAACTGACTATCACCTTTTGAAAGCGGGTCAATGAATACAGTCTTTAAATCCCATAGATTCTGCCGTTTGCGTCTAATTATTGCGTCTGCAATCTCTTCAGGAGAAATATTTTCCCATACTTCATCAATTACAAATTGTCGCCCCATGCGGTCAACAGTATAGAACCCGATTGCTTGTGGTTTGTTTAGGTGCAAATCTATCATTACAACAACAGGATACCCAAAAGGTAGCTTAAAGGGTTTAATGATATGAGTATCGGCATTAAATTCTTTTAATACACGCCCAGCAAGAATCCTCCATCCACCCTTTATTCTTGCAACAATTTCATCTTCATCTTTCAGGCTTCGTTTAAATTCTTCAATGGATTGTTTATCTAAATATGGGTTTTCGTCCATTGCAATATCGCCAATAGCAAAAACTTCTTTATCGGTACACAAAACAATATCGTCAAGTATCCATGGCTCTGAGAGTGCAGTCATGGTAAAAAGAACAACTCCTTTAAAATCTATCAAGCCCCGTTTATTTGCAATATATTTATCTTTAGCACATGGCTCGTCAAGCAGAAGAAAGTGTCCCGACCAACCTTCCATCTGACGGGTTTCCTGTTTATGTGTAAGAATTTCTATCGTTGAGCCGTTCTTGAATTTAAAATTCGATTCTACTCCAACATTATTTTTTTTCGTTTCATAACTTCCATAAGGAAGCCATTCTATGAGTTTCGGAACAATAACTTCTCCGGCACCCTTTTCCCAATCAGTTGTCATTATTCGTACACGAATTGGTTTATTCCCAAATATAGTTTCTTTTTTATCCCACGGCTGATAACCAAGACATAGGGAACCAACAACAACCACACCTATTGTTGATTTCCCAATTCTGTTCCCGCCAACCATAACAATAATTTTTTTATTATTGCTATTAATTGCCTCTATAACTCGCTGCTGATACCAAAGCGGTTCAAAAAATTCAAGTTTATTGCGGTCTTTGTATTGCTTGAGTTTTAACTGGAGTTCGTATTCTTTGCGGGTTTGCTTCTCAAATTCTGCTTCAAGTGATTTGAGTTTTTTTTCTAAATCATTTTCCATGTTGCTTTTAATTATATTCCGCTTTTGGTTATTGTCAATAAAATTTAGAAAAAAAACTTGACAAATAAACAATCTATTGTATGATAAAGAAAAAGGAAATGATATGGTCAAAAAATCAAACTACGAAATTTTTAAAGGCACTTTGGAGCTTGGCATAACTTTGCTCACCGCAAGGGTCAGGCAGGATTTGACCATCCTGAATTTCGCCGGAGTGCCTTTAGTTTTTCTGGAGTAGTATATGCCCAAATTACCAAGCTTGCAATTTTATCCCGCTGATTGGAGAAAAGACATGGCAGTTCAATCCCTGAATTATGAACAAAAAGGAATCTGGTTTGAAATTCTTTGCCTGATGCACGAATCAGAGGAAAGAGGAAAATTAATCTTAAATGGAAAGTCGATGTCTTTGGAAGCTCTTGCAAAGCTCTTAGGATTGCAAGAAGATAAGATAAAGGTTGAGATAAAGGTATTAATTGAAAGAGGTGTTTGTAAGGTTGAAAAAGTGAATGAAAATTTAGAAATAATTTATAACAAAAGAATGGTAGAAGATGATAAAAAATATAGAACTTTTATTAAAAAATGTTCAAAAGCAGGCAAGAAAGGTAAGGGAAAAAGGAAAACCTAATCCTTTTTATGATAAAGGTATGGATAAAGGTGAGATAAAGGAAACGGATAAAGGTGAGATAAACTCTTCATCTTCATCTTCATCTTCATCTTCATCTTCATCTTCATTAAAGAAAAATAATAATATAAATATTATTAAAAAGAAAAAATTTTTGGAGTTTATTGAGCTTACCAAAACCGAAGAAAAAAAACTTATATCAAAATTCGGGGAACAAGAAACTCAGGATTTTATTGAACGACTAAATAACTATGTCGGCAGTAAAGGCGTAAAATATAAAAGCCACTATCATACAATCCTGAACTGGAGCCGAAGAGATTTAACCGTTACAAATAAAACCCTAACCAATATTCAAAAAGAAAACAGCATCGGGAAATATAAAGAAAATCTCCTCTGTACGACCTGTACCGAAAACAACATAAACCCTGACTGTATTGATAAGTTCTGTGCAGTTAAACAAGCTAAATATTTAAAAGGAGCTTAATTTTACCAGCACTCAACTTAATACAACCAAACTCGATAAGGTAGTCTATTGCAAAAGGAGTTTAACTATGACCCTGCAAGAAGTCTATGAAAAATATAAACATCTCGATACCCTCATCTTAGATAATACCCAACGAGACTTTATTAAATCCATCCTCTGCGACCTCTGGCTTGCCATAAAACAGGAAATCCAGAAGTCTACCAAAACCTAACCTCACCCTAACCTTGCTTGTCTAAATACTAAAACTGACAATTTTTGTCATGTCGCTTCTTAGGTAAATATATTTTTTATATAGGTGAGACCTTACCCTTTACCCTTTGATGACAATAAAACTTAAATTTAACCCCTTGTGCTTCCAAATTTTGGTATGCGTGTATCGAGAACTACCACAAAAAACCTTTTGTGAAATTGTGAGGGGGAGGGGATATATATTAAAATAATTGACGGGGAGTAGACAACCCCCCCCACCCTTCCATATAAAAAGAATTCTTTCCTAAGATAAAACAAAAAGATAAAGAATAAGAGTTTAAGAGTTAATGTATTATCTATTATTGGCTGTGGCTGTTAAGCGGACCTCCGTGCTTGTGATTGACTGTGGCTAATACCTCTATTAACCACCTCTCTGAAACCTCCAACATTACAATGGCTTACAAAATAAATGAAAATAACACTTGACAAGGATATTCCGATACCCCCTTCTTAGGGGAATCAACCCCCATTAAGAGCTTTACTACATCAACGACGAGGTGGTTCTACTCTGCGGATTCTGGCGAGTCGGGTAAGTCTGGCGATTCTGGCGAGGCCGCAATCATAGCTGGCAGCAGCTGCGCCTTAATCTCTGCAATCTCCGCTGCCAGTTCAGTGCGCCGGGCGTTAATCTCGTCAAGCGACAATGTGGCAGCTCGGATGTCAATATTATCAGTGGATTGACCACGCAGGAGGCGAATTTTATCCTCCAAAATTGCGACACCCATGATGCGTTGGTAGTCGGTGAGGTCTCCGACATTGCCTTTTTGATGTGGCTTTAAGTTGTCTAAAAGCTTCCACTGTAAAAACTCCATATGTTTATCTTTATCAACGATATAGGCTAAATATCCTCTGATTGCCTCTGTTTCCTTGCTCAACATCTGAGAAATAGCGGAGGTACTCACTCCAAAATGTTTAGCAATTTCTGAATAAGTTTTCCCTCTCAACGCCATCCCAAGCGCCTGCTCATGGCTCACGATGTAATTAAATTTCCCGCTAAGATTTCGAGACTGTTTTGGCGATAGAGATGATTGTTTTTCCATAATCCCCAAAATACCTCTGATGCTGAAGTTTGTCAAGTTTTTTCTAATATTCTAATATTTTCCTTTCGAGGTTGGCTTAGGCTGGGCTTTCTGGGTGGTAGGCCTGTTGACTTA